ATGGAAGTAGATGAAGAAATGAAAGATGAATTAAATGAAGCTTATGCTACAATTAAATCTCTTAAATCTGAACTACAAGAAATTAACTTACTTAATGCAAAGCTACTTTATTCAAATAAAATCTTTAAAGCAAAAACACTTTCAGAATCTCAAAAGGTAAAAGTATTAGGAACTTTTGATAAAGCTACCACAGTTAAAGAAGTAAAATTAGTATTTGAAACTATAAACGAAAGTTTAAAAACAAAAACTACTAAAAGAATTTCTGAAAACTTGATAGGTTCAGCTTCAAGAGTAACTAGAACTCCTAAGAGAGCTAAAAAGCCAATTCTTGAATCTGATGCTATGGTTAGCAGATTTCAAAAACTCGCAGGTATTACAAAAAATTAATTAAAAATTTAAAACTTAAAACTTAAAAAAAGATGTCACAATTACAATCTCTTTTAGAAAGTGCTAATCCTTACAAGTCACTACAGAGTGATGCGGCTAGATTAGCCAACAAATGGAATAAGACAGGTTTGTTAGAAGGTCTCGAAGGAGAATCTGACAAAAATAATATGTCTATGATTCTAGAAAACCAAGCTAAGCAATTAGTTATGGAATCAAGTAACACCGGTGGTGGTAATGGTACAGGAACATTTCAAGCAGGAACTGGAGCTCATGGGCTGGAGTTGCTTTACCATTAGTAAGAAAGGTATTTGGTCAAATCGCTGCTAAAGAATTCGTTTCTGTTCAGCCAATGAACTTACCTTCAGGTCTAGTATTTTTCTTAGATTTCCAATATGGAAGTGCAAAATCTCCTTTTGGAGTTGGTGCTGATTCTATGTATGGAGATACTGATGGGAATACTCCTTTTGGTAATGGTAGTACAGGTGGTGCTTATGGAGCTGGAAGATTTAGCTACTCTATTAATAATACTTCTTCTAGGGTTTCTGCACAAACTTCATCTGCTGACTGGTTTGTAGATGCAAATGCTGACAGTGCTTACTCAGCTTCAGTTGCTGATGGTACTTATGTAAAAGCTACAGTTGCAGTTTCTGGTTTAGATAATTATGATGCTGAAGCAGTTAGAGCATTCCAATTCAAATCTGGTTCAGTTGAACTTGATGGTGCAGATGGAATCCAATTATCAGCATTTACAAAATTAAATTCAGCTAAAACTGAAATTGAGTTTATAATCCCTGTAGCAAGTATTACAGCTGGTGCAACTGGAGCTTCTTTAGTTGATATTGAGTATGTACTTCAAACGAAAGACAACGAAAGAGGTGATTTCGAAGATGGAAACACTAACTTAAACGGGAATGCAATTTCTATTCCAGAAATTAATGTTCAAATGAAGTCTGAAGCTATTGTTGCGAAAACAAGAAAGCTTAAAGCTGTTTGGACTCCGGAATTTGCTCAAGATTTAAATGCTTACCATTCTTTGGATGCTGAAGCTGAATTAACTTCAATCATGAGTGAGTATATTTCATTAGAAATAGACATGGAAATTCTTGATATGTTAATTGAATCAGCTTCTGCTGGTACTGAGTACTGGTCTGCTAAAAACAATGAATCTATTGCATCTACAGGTGTTTTAAGTTCTGATTTAGGATTCTACAACTCTCAAGGACAATGGTTCCAAACTTTAGGAACTAAAATGCAAAAGTTATCTAACATTATTCACCAGAAAACTCTTAGAGGTGGAGCTAATTTCTTAGTATGTTCTCCAACAGTAGCTACTGTTTTAGAATCTATTCCTGGATATGCTTCAAATTCTGATGGTGATGTTTCAAAAGCTTCTTATGCATTTGGTGTTCAGAAAGCAGGTGCTATTAATAACAGATACACTGTATACAAAAACCCATACATGAAAGAAAATACTATCTTGATGGGTTATAGAGGTGGACAATTCTTGGAAGCAGGTGCTGTATTTGCTCCTTATGTTCCATTAATTATGACTCCTTTAGTGTACGATCCAGAAACTTTCACTCCACGTAAAGGTCTATTGACTAGATACGCTAAGAAAGTGGTTCGTCCTGAATTCTATGGTAAGATTTAT